ATCTTCTTCTCTGTATATTGGTCCAGACCGCTGCTCTCCATAATTGCCCTGTAACACTGTAATTCTTTTCCCAGGATGCCATCGGGTTGAAAATGGGTGCGAAAAATATCCAAGATATTACTTCTCTTGTTAGAATTAGAATGAACTATAGCCTTGGTCATTTCTACCAAAAGAGCTTCATATATCAACGCTGTGTTTCTTTTTTTATTATGTCTTTTCTTCATGAATGTTTTCCAATTGATCAATCAACTTTTTGATGTCATTTTTTGTTTCGACAATAAGTTCCTCGTCCTTAATAACCCCAGCACTCACTATTCCCCTCGACAAGGGACCGAGACCATCTGCATCTCCTTTAAATAGTCTTGTTCGTCCCGGATATGCTGCTTTTTCACCCGCAGCAGCCAAAGCACTCCTTTTTCTGGCTCCTGAGCGTCTTTTATCTAGAGTTACAGGTATATATGAATCATCTCGTTGGGCTGGCTCAGGTTCTGCCAATAGGGGGCCTTCTTCCTCTGGCTCTTCGGGTTCATCGAGCGGTGACTCCTCTCCTGTGGTGTCTCCTGGTGCCTCGTCGCCAAGGGGTGATTCTCCAGGGGGAGCGGCTGCTGAGGATGCGGCGGTCCCAGAGGCCTCAAGGAATGCACGGTGTTTAGAGTCAGTAAACTGTTCTCTCATTATGCGCTCGATTTCATCGTCTGCGAGTTTAAATATATGTTTGTATACCCACCGATTAGAGAACAGACCTTCTGTTGCAGCGCCTGCAATATCAAATTTGGTACGAAGATGCTCTAATTCTTGAAGTTCAGCAATCTTGCTAGGATTATTTAAAGTCAGACTGAACGTCATCAAATCTTCATTACGGAAACCCAAGGTAAACAAATGGATTATACAAATTTTCTCTAGTTCTCCCAGCACAACTCGCTGAAGGCGCTGTATAGTTCTGGCAAACCTGATATCCTTCTGTGCTAAAGTCGTCTTATCTTCGGCGGCGTCGGCTTGAGCTAAATAAGCTTTAGGTATTTTGATCGCCGAAAACAATTTGTCTCTCAAGTACTCTACATCGTCTATATCGCCCGTAAACTGGCCTCCAGCAAGAGTCTCAATCCGAGAAGATTGTCCGGCTCGAACAGGAACATAATAATCCTCTTCTACGCTCATAGGATTATAGCGCAAGTCAACCCGACCAGTATCTTCATCCACCACCTGGTTTCTCTTCATCTGAGTTTTGACCTGCTGGATATATTGTTCTACATCTTCCGCCGGAATATTACCAACATCAATATAAAAGACACGGCGCTCTGGCGAGCGCACAATGCGATAACTCATCATTGCATCTTCCAACAAAAGAAGCTGACGCCAAATTCGTCGGGCGGACTCAAGAACAGAGGTTCCGTAGGGAGCGTACTTATCATTTCCGAGAACCCTATAATGTGCTATTTGCCAGTTTTCGAAGGTGACCCCTTGTGCTCCTTCTCCATTTACCCAGTAATATTGAATATAGTTTGGATTAGTGGGATCCTTCCCTTCCATCCTTTCGATTTCTCGGACAGGCAAAGGTACTACGTTTGTGATCCCCAGTTCGTCATCTATGTCTAGATATAAATAATAATCTCCATATTTACACATCGCCCTTGACCATCCAAAAAGATTAGATTCAATGTTTAAAACGCTGTAAAGAAGCGTGTGTAGAATATCTTTTATCTCCCTATTGTGACAGTCAATGTGAACGAGGGGACTTAAATCCGAACATGTTGTGATCTCATCAGCGTATACATCCAAAGCAGACGCAAGTTCGGGGGTATATTCCATTTGATCAAAATCTAAATAGCGAATTTGCTTATCACGGCTGAGGAGTGATTTGTTTTGCAGACTAGCAAAAGGGTTGTAATACTCTTTGTGCTTAAATTCTTTACCTGTAGAACTTGTGAACTGATACTTTTTCACCGTCCTGCCAGTATTACGTGCAACGGCCGGTTGTTTATAATCGACTATAGGTCCGCTAAATAAGCGGGTAAGTCTCTTAAAGAGATTTGACTGTTCATTTTTTGGGTTCTTGTTGTTATCCATTTTTATCCCTTAATTATCCACGATAGATCGTGACGCCTGCCATCCTGACCTAAAAAATCTTTTTTTGGACCCTTGGCTGGCTTGTATCCTTTCATTCCCTCAATTTTAGTATTAATACCTCTTTGTGAAACTGAAATTCCCGTGATCAATGCTTTTTTATATTCTAACTCTCTTTTGTTAACTGTTAAGGCCGTGTCTCGCACCCAACATGCTATACAAAGCGCAATAACTAAATCATCGTTATAACCTCTCATCGCCTGTGGACGACCATTGTGCCACACAAATGTTTTGATCTCATTGGCCAAGCGTTTCGAATTAATAGTAATTAGTTTGTTTCTAACAAATTCTTCCATCTTCGCTATAACCAGCGGGCGAGTTTTCATAGACATCGTAAATCCCGGCACGCCGCCGATGGCTTCCGAGGTTGATTGGTTTATAAATTCGTGCGTCCCCTTCGTGCTGTAATATAAGTTAGAGTATCCCAAATCCTCCAAGCGGCTCAGGACCCCTATGCCAAGAGAATTGTTTTCTATAACCAAGAGAGCCGTATTATATTCAGTAGCCATACCATGCAATAAAGGCGCAAACATGTCGGGGGTTATTTTTCCCTGATATTCTGCTGCTTGTTCCATAGTGTTCATATTAATAATTTGACATACGCTAAAGTCTGAGCCGTCGCCTCTAGCAACATCAGCAACTGCTAAATACTCGCACCCCTCCTGGGGGGGTTTCCATATCCAATAATTGCGATCAAAGCCAGTCTGGTAGTCAGGGTCTGTCAGTTCGTCAACTATTCTTTTTAAATCGTCCCCGTGGACGACCGTCTCGCCAGAAGCATTAAAGTTACACTCCAACTCTTGTGCAATCTCTCTCTTGGACATGTTTCTTGTTTCTTTTTTGAACCATGCTTCATCTCGATCAGGATGAACGTCCCAAGGAAGTTTGATTGGCTTAAAATCATTTTTTCCTTCCTCGGCTTCAATATAAGTTTTGTGAAACCAGTTTCCTACCCCATATGGCGTGCTCAAGGCTATACACCCGCCACCAGTAGACAAGGTGGGATATAGTCCAGCCCACATTTCTTCAAGTCCCTCCACAATAGCGGCCTCGTCAACCACCAGTAACGACAGCGCCTCTGAACGACCTGCATCGCCCGAAGTAGAAGAAGCTTTTACCTGAGAGCCATTAGAGAGTTCGAAAGAGTTTCTATTGTCTACAGTAATTGTAGCAATTCTCAACCAACTGGGAAGATGTTTATATATAGCTTTTGCTTTTTTTACAAGATTGGCGGCGGTGCTCAGTTTTGTTGCCACAACAAGAACATTTTTATCTCGGTGGAATAACATCAACCAACACACATAGGCGGCAACAGTAGTAGAAATTCCTAACTGTCGAGCCTTGAGGATCACACTAAATCGATTGTCTTTAAAATTCCGAAGGGTGTCTTCTTGGAATCCATACATATCAAAAGGGATCAACCCATGCATGGGATGAGAAATTCTAGCAAACTTATTAGAAAAATAAACGGGATCCTTGCCGCTCTTAACAATTTCACTAACTATTTGTTGTTTAGACAGCGACATGGAAACCCAGCAGCATTATGCTATTTGTTAATTTTATTACTTCGACGGAAGCGTTCGCCCCACTTGCCATAAGAATCCTCTCGGCGAGCCTTAAGACTTTGCTTCTTACCGCTCTCTTTACCGGTTCTCATTCCTAGAGATTCATCTTCACGATCATCATATCCTTGTTCTTTTGGGCGCTTGTCATTAGGGGCTTTCTTTTTTGAGGAGAGATTTAAGAATTTTTTAATTCCGTCTTCTACTCGGTCTTCAGTGCTTTTTCTTAATGATTCAGTTTCGCCCATATTTCCAATAGTATATTGTTTTGTAGCTTGGACAAAGTTCCGAACACGGGACGTGCTTTGAACCAAAATGTCGGCTGGGGAGTCTTCCGACAGAGTTACACTTTCTTTGGTGATTTTTTTATATTCTTTTTTTAAAAATTTAACTATATCCCCGAAACGCATTTCAATTTCGTTTTCAAATTGTTGGCGGGGGTGGACTTCTTTCATAAGAATATCGCTCTGATAAGTGACTATCATTTTATCTCCGGCAAATCTAACGCCGAAGCCGTCTATTAGGCGACTATCTACAATAGGGTCTCCACTCTCTCTGCGTAACCCAATCTCATCATCAAGGTGCTTATAACCATCATAGGCATTTGCGGCGGCCTGGTTGAGACCTGTTATTATTTCCAATACGGTAGCCACTATTTTCTCCTCCTTAAGGAATTTTCTGTCTGTTCTTTATCGGGTCGCCATCCTTCGTGCCATCGGTCTTCCCTGTGTTCAACAAATTCAACATAACACTCGAAACAGCATTTAAACCTATTCATATATAGGTCATCACGTCTTGAAAACGAGTATGTTTTACAAACCGGGCACGTTCGAGAGACATTTGTGTCATTTTTTATTTTTTTCTTTTTCTGGTAGGGGGTTTCCTTTAGTTGGCTTAAATAATCGTCTTCCTTGTTCTTATCCCAAAAGGAGCGAAAGTCTTGAACTGTATTTTTGCCATATTTTTTTGCAATCTCTTTTTCAACGGCAGCGATGTAGTTAGGATCTTTTTTCATTTTTGATATACCGCATGAACAATACCTATGGAGACTCCAGTTCCTATGACCAAACCAGTGAGAAGACCGAGGGTTCCACGATTTCTGTCAAACCATGAGTTGTTTTTCTTGAGTTGGTCCTCTAATTTTATAATAGAAGATTGATATATTTTCTCGGCTTTGTCGCAAACCTGTTTATCTACAGAGCACTCTGATAGTTT